GTGGTTTGGGTTGGCCGTCGTCGTCCTCGTCGGGGTCTTCGTCTTCCGATCCGTCATCCGGGTCGTCGTCCGGAGCGTCGGGGTCGTCTTGATCGGGGTCCCTGGGTGGGTCTTCGTCGTCCGGGCTGGCCTCTTCGGCTCCGTCCAACGTGTCATCGAAATCCAGGGCACTGGCCTGCTCAAGCGTCAGACCAGTTTCGGCATATGAAGCTCCAGGGGAGGCTGGGCTGGCTTCGGTAGGCATCAGAGGCGGGGTCCTGTCCTAGTTTGGCGTCAGCAGGTCATGCGGGCGCTCTGGAGGAGGGTCGCTCCTCACGAGTACCAGAGTTGGCGGCGATTTCCAAGGCGTCTCTGAGCCTTCGTATGGCCCGCACGTCGGCCAGGGCCTCATTGCGGAAATGCTCGGCCCCCGGCGACGACATGACCGCCGCATCGACGCCGTTTGCCTCCAGTTCCTCCAGCAGGGACATCATCAGCTTGTCCTGCAGCAGGGTTCGCGCCGCCGCCTGCTTTTCGGTCGGTTCCATGGTCATTGCGTCCTTCCGGATTTGCCAAGCGGCTGGATAGGAGATATACTACACAGTCCCATAGGAGACCGCGTCAGCATGGAAGAGGCAAACGAAGACGAAATAACCACTGTGGTCACGCTGTATGGTGACCAGCTCATGGCCGCCGCCGGGCGGCAGCGTGGTGAAGACGGAGACTTTTCCGACGAGGACACGGCGTGGCTGCTCGACAAGGCCGAAGAGCCGGGCTTCTTGGCTTGGGCGTACTCCATCATCGACCGCCCAACTGTTGCTGACGAAGCATCATAAGCGTATCTATCCATTCCTGGTCGATGGTTTGCGTCGGGTTCTGCATGTAGGCCGACCGCTGCAGGCGGGCCGGGTTCATAGTCGATAGCGGCATACCCTTACGCTCTGCCGTAGCCTTGGCCCAGTCACGCATCGTCACGTCGAGCGGCGCATTGAAGTCCCACCCGCCTTCATACTCGCCAAGCCCCTGCGTGTTGTAGTCGGGGTGGCGCAGTGTCGGGTTCTCGGCGAACCGGCCTTCGGGGTCCATCTTTGCGAAGCTAAAGCCGAAGTCATACGGCGCCGTGTCGAGCAGGTCGTCAGAGTTGATGGCTTTACGCAGTTCGCCCATGTCGACCAGGTGGCCGTATTCCTTACTGTCGGCGAACTTGGCAACCTTCAGCCGCGTCGGCCCGTGGCTTTCGATCTGTTCCTGCGTTGCATTCAGGATGCCCGGCCACTCCGGCGAGGCCCCGATGAAATCCGTCGAGCCTTCTTTACCCCTGGTGCCGCGCACGCGCTCGTCGAATGCATCGACTTGCGCCTGGGTAATCTCGCCGCGGTCGAGCTTGGCCTGGATGGCCTGCTTAACGGCGTTGGTTGTCTGCTGCGAAAAGTCCGACGCCGGATGCGCCATCGGAACATAGCCGCCATGCACGTCGCCGCCCTTGGCCGAGCCCTCTCGCGCCCGCTTGGCGTGGCCTTTCATGACTCCGCCGTGGGAAGCCCACGCCGTCTTGTTGGCTCTCTGATGCGGCCCGCGCTGGTATTCCCCGCCGCCGAACAGGTTGACAGGGGTCTTAAATTCCAAGTCTCCGATGCCGGTTAGCTGCTTGCCCGCCGCCGTCCGGTCACCGGGGAACATCAGCAGCCGATCGCCGATCTTGAAATCCTCTGGGAGGATTAGCTTCTTGTCCAGCATCGGTGCGTTTTGCTGCATCGATTGCCGCATCTCTTCCAGCGGCTTCTGCAGTTTGATCGTGCTGACGGGGTGCCACAAAGTCGACTCTGCCGCAGGCGACATGGCAAGCATGCGCGGCCTTGGCGCGGCTGGCACGGACGGAGCCCTGAGTGCTTTCTGCGCTGCCTTGACGGCAGGGACGAGGTCGTCAGCGACGGTTTGGGCGACATCCTTGGCGACCTTCGCCCCTTTTTCAGCCCCTTTGCCGGGGAGTAGCGCCATGGCGAGCATGCGCGGATCGCCGCCCTGCACCGTATTGCCAATCTCCTTGCCGATGTCCCACCCCTCCTGAAGAGGGTTTATGTAGTCGGACAGGTTGGTGTATTTGTCGGCCATGACCGCGGCGGAATTTTCGGACGGCGCGACGGTGCCGAACAGTGACTCCAGCCCGCTGCGGACCCAACTGCGCGGTCCCTCCCATGGCGACTCCGTCACCACGTCCTGCGGCATGTATTGCGGGTCCACGCCGGCATGGAACGGCTCCAGAGCACTCATGGCCGGCGCCGGCGCACCATAGCCAAAGCCGAGTATCTCACGCAGGCGCCGAGGGTCAGCCATTACTGAAACGCCCCCCGATCCTCTTGCTGCTCGGCGTCCTTGTCCTGCATGAACAGTTCCTTGGAATAGTCCTCGACCCGGCGCCGGTCATCGATCTCGTTCTGCCGCTCCTGCAGTTTCACGTCGATCTGCTTCAGGGCAAGCTCATGCGCGAACTCCATCTGCAGTTTCTCGCGCTCCCAGGCCATTTTCTGCTGCTCGATCGCCTGTTCCTTCTGCAGTTCGGCCAGTTTCACCTGCAAGTCGGCCTGCATCTGCTCGCGCTCGACCGCCGCCTCGCGGGCAATGCGCGCCTGCTCGAGGGCCGCCTCTTTCTCCATCTCCATCTGCATTTTCTGCCCGTCGGCCTGGCTCTTTTGCTGCTGAATGGCCATATTCGCCTCGCCCTTGGCCTTCTCGACCATCACGGCGCCCTCCGCCTGCACCCGCGCCGCCTTCTCGACCGGATCTTCCTTCTGCGCCTTCTGGGCCTTGCGCTCCTCGAGCTTCTGGGGGTCCGGCTTGGTGAAATAGCTGCTCACATTGGGCAGGCCGGTCGCCTGGACCATCTTCGAGACCCCGTTCCAGACGTTTTCCGGCGTCACGAACGGGTTGTCGTCAGCCCCCAGGGCCACCAGCATCTTCTCCTGCATCTGCAACACCATGGAAATCGCCGCCATGTCGCGCTCTCGCGTCCCGGCGCCGAGGCCCGTATTGACCTTGCAGCCCATTTCGCCGTTCCAGTTGCGCGGATCGAAGGTCACCCACTTGTCCGTCAGCCACACCGTGCGCGGCTTGTCCTGGTGCTGCACAATCAGCTTCAGAAGGCCCTTGAACATCTTCTCCAGTCCGCCACGAGCCACCGTGCGGACCATCTGCTCGGTCTGGCCGATGCCCTGCTGCTCGATCATGGCCGAGGCTTTCGCCGTCATGTTCTGCAGCGCGTCCGGAGCCAGCCCGGACGAGGCGTCGGTGATTCCCGTCCGGTCCTCGATCACCGAGTCGAGGTAGGGCAACATGTTGAAGGCGTCCTGCGTCATGTTCGGCACGGTCAGGTAGGTCACCGCGGTCCTCGCGTCAGTGCCCGCCTTGCCGATGATCGGCTGCCCGAACTTGCGGTTGTAGAAGGCGTCCGGGTTCTTGATCGAGCCTTCCACATAAATCGGCGTCTGATTGTTCTGAGCGTAGATGTTGTCCAATGTGCTGCGCCACAGCACGGTCTTGATCTGCTGCAGGTCGGCGACGTCGTCGGTGATCGACTGGCCTTCCCACTGGTGCGGGCGGCGCTCGATCTTGATGTCCTCCAGCGGCGCATCGTCCCACATCTCGTTTTCGAGGATGTTGTCCTCGGTCAGGGCGCCGGCAATGACAATGCGCCTGAGTTCCGCAATGCCGTCGTCGTCATAGTCGACCCGGACATAGAGGTCGTAGTAATCGATCTCCTCGGTGGCTGCGCTGTACGTCTTGCCGTCCTCGAGATTGCGCCGACGTGTCTGTTCCGCCTCCTCCTGTTCGTCCTTGTCGTCGGAGAGCGGCAACTCCATCACCCGGTCGTAGTCGTAGCCGAGCGCCACCAGGTCGCTGCGGGTTACTTTTTCCACCGTGCCGACCAGCTGCGCGGTCTCGATCGACAGCGCGTCGGGGTGGATGAGGAACTGTTCTCGCGGGAAGCAGGCCAGCTTGACCTGGCCGGACTTCTTCATGATTTTCACGCGGACGTCGTGCAGGGGCTCCAGAACCATGGTCGGCTGCCCGGTCATGGGATCCACAGTCTCGACCTGCGCCTCGTACTGGCTGTGCTCCAGCACCTCGACCTCTTGCGGCAGGATGAGTTTCTGGAACGCCTGCTCGTCGAGGCCGGTAAAGCGCTTCTCGGAAACCTTGACCTTCTCCTCGAACCACCACTTGAGGATGCCGTTGCGCTGCAGGGCGGCGTCGTGCATGGCGTCGTAGATGGAGTCGTAGCCGCCGGTTTCCGGCAGCACCACGTCGTTGATGTATGTCGTGGCCTGCTCGTGATATTCCTCGTCTCCCTCCTTGGTCGGGATGTATTCGACCACCTTGTCGTTGCCGAGAATGGTGCGGACCAGGGACGGCATGACCTTCTTGATGGTGGCGCGGAGGTCTTTGGAAATGACTCGGGAGCGATCGTCATCGAATGGCGTGTCGGTCATCTTGCCATCGAAGTATTCTTGCGCGCGCTCCCTGGTCTTCAGCGTGCCTCCGTCGGTATCGTCGTCGCGGGCGACCTCGCTTTCCCGGACGAGCTCGGAGACCAGCGCCGCCAGGTCGGCGTCCGACATGTCCTCGGACTGGCCGCCCGGTCCCTTGCCACCCGCTGTCGGGTCGATGGAGCCGAGTCTGGGCTTATAGCTTCGGGCCATGGCTGGCTCCCTTCTTCGGGCGTCTGGACTTCAGGTGATCGAGCGCGGCGCGCAGCATGGCTCTGGAGGCGGGCTGGTTGTCCTCGAGCGGAATGCCGATGTCCCACAGCACCCAGCGCAGGTCCTTGAAGGATCGACAGCCGAGCTTCTCCAACTTGGTGTAGAGGGCATCCTCGTCGGCGAGGTCGGCCTCGGTTGGCATCTAGATGATCTTCGGGGGGTTGTACTTGATCACGGTCGATCGTTCCACATCAGCGAACCGGAGGGCCATGCACGCATAGCGCGAGGCCGAGATGCAATCGTCTCTTTCCTTAACAACCTTGCCGTCCTTGCGGTGGTACATGCGCCGCTCCTCCAACCAGGTCCCGCATGTGCTGAATACGCGAAATCTGCCGGTTCGCATACGGTCTAACATGTCCATGAGGCCAGCTTCCACAGAGTTGCTGCCGTCCTCGAAGGTTGCCCGCTCCGGAAGGAAGTTCAGGCCTTGGGCTCTGTATTGGGCAGCGAGGTTCTCGCCGGCGGCGGTGTCGTTGTTGCCGTCGTGGGGCCATGCCCATGGTAGCCACAGTCCCCACGCCTTCAGAGCGGCAGCATGGAAGACAGGTGTTTGCTCACGCTGCCGGTAATCAGCCACCAGATAAACGCAATCTGCATCGCGGTCCCAAGCAAGGCGACAACCAGCAGTAGGATGGTCCCAACCAAAATCGATTCCGCCGATTTGCGGCCAGTGCCGGGGGATCGGAAAGGGCTC